CGTGCGGTATTTCAGAATGATCTGTATCTACTATATTACTCTCTGGGTGAGCCCAGTCAACAGTAAAAAGATAAGATCCTGGATGCCATTTTTTGTCTTTTCCTATGTATTTGCCGGATTGTCCATCTAGGAGATCGAAAGAAGTAACAGCAGGATAGTAACTGAAACAATTCCAAAGCTCCAGCTCGTCAAGTCTAGGCCGAGGAACTTCTTTGACATCAAAACCTCTTTGTATGAAGGCACTAATCGGTAAACGATAGAAGATAGCACCATTTTCCATAATTGCATGAAACAATATTGGACGCCCTGTAATCGATGCCATTGCAAATATAATACAGTCTTCGACTTCTCCATGATGCTTTTTAAGGTCATAAAGGTATTCCCTCCTGATCTGTGCGTACGTCACAGGTATATTTGCGTTTAAATATGCCATTTAACATATAACCTTTTCTATGCAATCGCTAAAAGAACCATAATTACTACTGCAGCAATCACTAACTTTTTGTGATCTGTCCATAGGTGTTCTATTTGATCTAATATATTCATGTTTACTTCTCCTTTGTGTTTCCCCAGTTATTACCAAAAGCGCAGTCTACCTTATTTGGTACCTGTAAAGCAACCGCATTTTCCATCGTATTTTTTATATCCTCCGCTTCGCTCCTGTTTTTAATTGATATACAAAGCTCATCGTGAATTTGAATATGAGGTATTATACCTTTTTTGTACAAAAGTACCATTGCTTTTTTAGTCATATCTGCAGCACTTCCTTGAATAACTTTGTTTAAAGATTTATAAGTAAAAGCTATTTGATATTTTTGTTCAAACCCTGTCAATGATGGATCAGGAGGATCCTTATCCATAGCTCTTCTTTCGTGGTAGTCTTGTTCTGCTTGCTTTTTAGTAAACACACCAACAGGAAGCGTTTTCCATTCTTTTTTAAAATCTCCATTGGCCTCTTTTTCGTATTCCCCTGTTTCTTTATTTTTTATTCTAACGTACCTTTCAATTTGAAAAACCTTGTCTTCGGCATTCCATCTTTTATCTTTTGGCTCCCATCTGTCAAATTTGCATATCCTGTCTTCTACGGTAAAAATTAATTTAGTTTCATCAGCAAAATCTTGAAAGGCTTTAGAGATATCTCTAACAAACGGAACTTTGCGGTGATATTGATCAAATAACTCTTTTGCCTCTTCTTTGTTTAAGTTTAATTGAGAAGCTAATTTTCCTTTACCCATTCCATAAAATAGTCCAAGATTTATAGTTTTAGCTGTAGTCCTCTCTATACGAGCCATGTCCGCTACCATTTGATGAAAATCAGTGTCAGGATTATCATGATAATTTTTTTTTAAAATATGCGCAGAAGTCATGCCATGTTTAACAGAAAAATGAACTACTAATCTTGGTTCTTGCTGAGAATAGTCAAACGAGCCCCATTCATGTCCTTCTTCTGGTAAAAATAAACTTCTCATCATTTTACCTATTTCTCCTTTTGCTGGAATTTGTTGTAGATTGGGATTAGACATTGAAAATCTTCCTGTTACGGCTCCACCTCCTTCTCCCCTAATTTGATTTATATCTGCATGTATTCTTCCATTATGGACATATTTTAAAACGCCTTCTATAAAAGCATTTTTAGCTTTATCTAATTCCCTTGCTTCTGCAATCATTCGTAAATACTTATTTTCATGAGTCTTTAAATAGTTTTTAGGAAGCATAGGCATTTCAGACTTAAGAGTTGTTTTATAACCCTGAGGATTATTTTTTTTATCGTATTGTTTAATACCTTGCTGATCTAAAAGTTTTTTAACTGAAGTGGCTGCCCATATCTTTATATCAATTTTGGTATCTTTTTTAATAGTGTTAATTAAAACATCTCTTTTTTTCTCTAACTCTTTACCAAAAAGTTCTGCTTTTTTAGTGTCTATACGAACTCCTTTAAATTTCATATCAACTAAGCAAGGAAAAAGATCAGTTTCCAATTGAAATATTTTTTTTAAAGATATTTTAGTGCTTTTGTAGCCATAGTTAATTACCATGTCTTTATTTATTTCTTTTTCAAAAATATTCCAAAGACCTAAGGTTAGGTCTACGTCCTGGTGGGCATAATCCTTGACTAGATCATAAGGTAGTTTTTCCATATTACTCATCGGATCTTTAATTCCACATTCTTTTTCAGACCTAGCTTGAAGATCCCATTTTAATTTTTTTTCCCCTAAATAGTCTTTACTTAAAGAATTTAGAGTATATTGCATTCTATTTACATCGATTACGGACGCAGCTACCATAGTGTCTAATAACTCACCTTTCGGCATAAGACCTGACTCTGCACGAATCCAACAAACATCATAGATGGCATTGTGAAAAACTTTTCTAATTTTGGGGTTTTGAAATAATTTTTTGTTTAACTTTGTCCATGTTTCGCCAGGGTCATGGTTTTGACCATCATGTAAATGATGTATCGGAAAATACATTGTTTGCTCTCCTGTAGCCACCGCTATACCACAAACAAATCCTGTTCCTCGGATAGCTCCCGACCCCTTTGTTTTTAAATCGGGATCAGAGGTTTCTAAGTCAACCGCTACGGTATCCCCATCTTTTAAAATTAAGTCTTCTACTTTAGGAATTACACACATTAGTTATGAGGACACCCTTTCTTCCATTGTTTATAACCCTTAATCCATTCTTTATGAGATGTTTCGGGTGGTTTAATCATTCCCCACGAGTTTGGTGGAGGGTAAGTTCTTTCTGCTTCTTCCTTAGTAATACCAGCGTTTCGGTATTCCTCTTCTTCTGTCATGGGTATTGTTGGATAGTCTCTTTCAATTATCATTTCAATAAAATGTACAGCTTTTTCTAAATCTTCCTTTCCATTTTTAAACCGATGTCTACAGATGTATTTTATAACTGATCCCTCTGGAAAAAGCAATTCGTTCTCAATTACAAACTTGCTCGGTTGAATTTTCATTTTCTTGTAGTGGGATCCACCTATTTGTTTGTCATACGCACTCATATCTACTCCTTATAGTTTTTTTCCTGTTGTTGATTTTAGTAACCATAGTGTTTTCTTAGCTCTACTGCACGCCACGTATCGTAACCGACATCTAGTAAATTCGTTTTCATCTCTTGTAATAGTTTCATCTACAATTGAATTATCAAATTCGCTCCCCTTAATTTTATGAAAATTTCCATAAAATACTTTTATAGTTTTTTGCAAATCTAAATTATGATACATGGTCTTTTCAATATATTTTTTTCTTTCTAAGTCTTCACTTTTTTTCACAGCAAAAAAATTATTATATTGTTTAGCCTCCTCATTTACTAAACCTTTTTTTAAAAACTCTTCAAAAGTATATTCTTTTTTTATTAAGTTATGAGACTTAAGATCTCTAGGTTCGAAGTCGCCATTCTTTCGCGCAATCAAATCAGAGCTAGCTTTTTTAAATATATTTTCTATCATAGCGAGATGAATAGGTTTACCTTCTATCCACATTTTAAAATTTCTATGAGCTTCTAGTTCCCAGTTTGGTACATAACCACTTTTTTCTGTATTAGGATCACCTTCCCACTCGCCATATCTAATTCCATATTTTTTTAAAAAAGATGTAACTCTTTGAAAAGAGCCATGTATTTTAAAGCCTGCTTTATCATATTCGTCAATGGTAGTTTTACCTTCCGCACGGTAGCAAAAAATAGCGCTCTCTCCTGCATATAATCTTTCGACAAGAAGCGGAAGTTTAGGGCAATGTTCTAAATTTTCTAAAATATGCATTTCACCTTTAACAACTACACCAGTTCTTTTTCCAAATGTGTCTAATTCTTCTCTAGGTTCCCATGTCCTCCATCCTTCATATTTATCCCACACAGGTTTAATAACTTTTTTACAATACTCATTTATTACCTTAGGACAACGATAGCCCTGCTCTAATTCTTTAAAGGGTTTTTTAGCAAGTTCAGCAAACAAACTAGGTTTAGCACCCGCAAATTCAAATATTGCTTGATCTGGATCGCCTGCCCAGTAACTTTCCTTAACATTTGTTTCCATTTTTTCCAAAGCATCTATCTGAGGCACACTAGAATCTTGTGCTTCATCTACAATTAAAAGATCTAAATTTGGAGCTAAAAGTTTTACATCATTAAATTTTTTAATTAAATCTATAAAATCTAAAAGTTGATTTGATTTTTTATTTAGGTTGTAATCAGTTTTAAAATTTTGATAGTAGGAATCTAATTCTTGAAGAGTATGAATATTGTATCTATATTTTTGTTTATCACGAAGCTGTAAACTTCTCCACCACTCTTCTAAAGTTTTTCCATTATCAACAGCTGCTCCTAGTGCCTTAAAAAAAGGATGTTTACTAAATAAGCTATCAAGTTCAGTGGGCTTTTTTTTATAATAGCTAGAAAAAAGAGGATGTCTACGAGAAAGTTCCGTGTAACTTTCTTTATCAAACATTGCAGGGTGTTTTAAATTTTCTTTACAATAATAAGATATGGTAGAAATTACTCTTCTGTCTTGTCTAGATTCTGTGTTAAATAATTTTTTATGTTCTTGTAATTTTTCCCAAACCTTAACTTTATGTTTTTGTTCATAAAGTCTTGCATTTTTTTGATTATATATTCTTTCACAAATTTCATCAGCTGCGTTGTTAGTATGTGATATAATTTGGGTCTTTTCAATATCGTAGGTTTGTATTTTATCATAATAAAGATCTACTAAATACCTTGTTTTTCCTGTTCCAGGAGGACCCACTATAAATTTTCTATTCATCTAATTTTATCCTTTTAATGTCATCATCAATCTCTCCTTCAATAATTCGTTGGTTAGGTTTAAGATCATATTTCTCAATTCTCCAAGTCACTACTGAAACTTTTTCTTGTTTGTTAGAAATTGCTGTGCCTTTCTTTTTTTCTGCTTTTAAAACATGTTTAATTTTAGTGCATAACGCAGGCCTGGATATTTTATAATCTCTTGCTTTTAAAAACTTACTAAATATATTTAAATTAAATTCCAGGGCACCAGTGTCTGGCTCAAAATAATTAACATTATCTAATAAAAATTTTCTTTGGTCATAGGCATTAACATTTTCTAAAAATTCGTTAAACAATTCTTTAAATTCATAATTTTCATTTGCTTCGTCAGGCGCCTCTTCGAAGCTTCTTTTATCAAATTTTTCTTTCATAAGTTCATTGTAAATGTGTGGTTTCATGTCAGGAAGCCATACGCTTGCTTGGTTTCCTACAGCATCATAAAAAGGCTCTTTCTTACGTAATGTGTTAAAATCTACCTCTACTCGTACTCTAGATTTATCTAAATCTGCCGGCTGAACGTCTAAAAAAAATCTTGGAGGCCTACTCGTATATTCTGTTATGTCTCCTAAAACATCTTTAGCTTCGGATATTTGCTCTCCAGAACTTATTCCATATTTTCTTGTAATACATAATTTTGGATTACAAACTCTTTTAATTACAGGTTTCTGACAAGTGTATTTATAATCCTTTTGTAAAGTTTTTATAGTTTTATTAACTTCTTCATGAGTCATAGGCGGTTCAAAATACCTACGATTGGCTTCTGTCAGTAAATTTTCCCAAGTATGAGATTTTCCTTTTTTATCTAAAAACGCTTCGTGTGATTTTTTATAGAAAATTCCAAAGTTTAGTAAAGCATCATCTCTTTCTCCTTTTTTTATTT